CCTCTAGAGATTGAACTATATAAGCTTTTAGCATCTGTATTATTTTCTACATCTAAGTTAGCTCTAACTGCTAATCCTATATTATCAACTTGTAATTGTAATGTAGAATTTACATTGTTATTCCTTGACCTTGCAAGTGGTATATTGTCTAAATCATGGTTTACACTTAGCAACACATCCTTAAAGTCCGTATTATCAAAAGCATTTCTTTCTATAACTTCATTAAACCATCCTCCGATATTTGTAACTTGCCCAAATACTGCTGCATGCCCACTAATTACTGTTTGATTATTGTCTTGATTAGGTTCAAATGCTCGTAAATCTGCCATGGCAAAATTACGTTTTGCTTTCTCTCCTGTTCTGGGTAAATTTTTAGCCATCTTAGTTCCTCCTAACTTTCATTTTCTGTGCTAGCTTCTACTGTATCTTCTAAAATTTGTTCTGCATCTTCCTTGCTTAATCCAAATGATGAAGTTATTATTTTGATTGCTGCATTTTTACCTATTACTCCATCTTTATATGATTGAACAACGCTAATAAGACTTTGTACTTGTGCACCATTTAATTTATTACCCGTAGTTTCCTCTGCTGCACTTACAATTTTTTCTTTTTGTTCAGTATTTATATTTATACTCGTTTCCCCAGTACCTGCTTTAGTCATTTGATATTGACTTGCTATATTTGTATCAACATAATTTAAACTTATTGTCCGTCTATTCCCTGTTCCATCTAGTAATGGTGCATATCCCAAGACTGCAAGTTTTTGATCATCAGTTAGTAATCCTTGTGCACCTGCTATATTTAATAAATCAAGTTTTGACTTTGTACTTAGATACATCATATCTTTTTGATAAAATACAATCTCATTTCCAACATTTAATTCTCTTGTACTAAACATACATTTAGAAAATGCTTGACCAAATCTTATTAATATTGGTTCTAAAGTTTTTTCATAAAATGCCTGGTAATCATCATCCGAATATACCCCAGTTAAGATTGGAATTGATACTCCAAACCAATTTAATACTTTATCTTGTAAAAATTGCATAGTATCTTTATCTATTAATTTAGGATCTACATTCAAAGGAATGTAATCACCCTTCAAATCTAATGCAACTATACCTGAAGTACCACTTTCAATAGCATTATCTAGTCTTTTTCTTTCGGCCTTTTGACCTGCATCATCCATCATTGTATTTATTTTTAGTATTCCTCGCAATGTCAAACTACTTTTGATTGCCTTTCCTATCCCTTGTAATGCTATATCGTTTATTTCTAATACCTTAAGTAATGCAGCATTGTCTGGTTGCCCATTATTTCCTCCTCCCATTATGTCATTTAAACTAAATTTCTTTCTTATGTGAATTACATCCTCATAGGGTAACGTATATTTTTCCCCATTACTAAAATTCAATTTAATAAACATAGTGCCAGTTGGTTCTTGAAGAAATGTTACTTCATTAGGGTTTAATGGATAAAATCCAGTATAGTATTTTTGCTTAATTCCATTTTTATCAGTATAAGTATCATAAGTTGGATAAATAAACACATTGTAATTCATAAATAGCAACCATATGCACTTTTCAATAAATTCTGATGTCGTCATTAGTGAATTGGGTGAAAATTTCAAAAGTCTATTTATACTACTTTTAGGTATTTGTTGTAGCCCTTGGTTATTAGTAAAAACATGTTTAGGCTGTAACTTACTACATTCACTAGCTATAACATCTATACAATTTTGTACTATATCTGATACGTAAATGTTTTTTCCGAACTGGCTAAAGGCTGGATAACTGCCGTCAAGCATTTTTGCATACTGTAAATTACTATTTGATTTGTTATTCTTAATTAAACTCTCCAATAACATCTGCTATCCTCCCTTCTTTGCAATAAAAAAAGCAAATGCAATAAAACAAATGCCTAATATTATATATCCTGCAGGTATAAATATTTTAAATACTCCTATTGATAATAAAATAATGCCTATTATTAATAAAGCATCATCTATACATTTTGAAATTATCTTTAAACATTTTTTTAACAACTAATCACCTCCTTATGCAGTTCTTTTTACTAAATCTAAGAATGTAGGTCTATTATCAATATAAACTCTATAACAAATTATCATTGTTACAGCTCCATCTATCTTTTTATTGTCTTGTCCTTGTACTTTTACCGCCATTATATCTTGTTTAGAGTTAATAACAAATGCGGTATTTTCAAGGCACCATTTATCTACAGGGTTATTGTTGTAAATTATTAATTTCTTTTGTAAGTCTTTTTCAACTAATCGCATTGGTTCGCTCATGGTTCCAAAATCCTGATTAATTCTCGTACAATCAAAACCTAAGCCTTCCATTTCTTTAGTCCAATAAACAGCTGACCATTTATCATAACCTGTCATAAACACTCTAATGTTATAGTCCTTATATAATTTATAAAACCATGCTGTAACCATTCTAAAGTCATTTTCTCCACCAGGAGAAACTGTAATCAATCTTTGTGCTATCCATTCCTTAAATTTAACAAGATCTTCTTTTGATAAATTCTCTAGTTTAGATTCCGGAATGAAATATTGCTGATAAAAATATTTGTGATCGTCTCCTGGTTTCATAAGCATTATTCTTGCACTTGTTAAGGCACCTGTTTTACTTAAGTCTCCAGCTCCTATAGCAAAACAATTTGTAAACTCATTTAAATCAAAAGTTTGCTCATTTACAATATCTTCATTAGATAACCATGCAGCTGAATTATTTTGCTTAATATTAAAATCTTTAGATAGTACAAATACCTTAGTAGGTTTACTTGTTTTAGCTTCTTCAATCATTTGCCTTAAGAAACTACGTTTTTTTACAATTCCTAAAGATGGATTAGATTTATAATGACTGTTTTCATCTTGCCAAACTTCTCTTTCATTATCTTGAGTGTAAAGCCATATTAGCCAACGTGGTCTTTCAAGTTCACCATCTAATACCTGTCTAGCATCTTTTAATCTTCCATCTAAATAACCGTCATTTACAACGCCCTCTGTTGTCAATTCAAAATAAAGTGGTTCTTCCTGAGTAGATAATGCTTGTCTGATTGGCATTATTGAACTATTATCTTTTAATTCATGCACCTCATCTACTGCCCCAACACCTATATTTCTACCTTCCTTAGCACCTGTTTTAGCAGATATTTTCTTAATTGTTCCTTTATTTGCATAAGAGAACTTACCTTTTTTCTTTTTAGTTTTGGGATTTCCAAAGAACATTCCTTTTATATTTTTTCTAGTTCTTTTTTCAAGAGAAGGACTATCTTCTCTCATTGAGTTAATTGATTGAAACATTAAATCTGCACTTTCATAATCATTACTAGAACAAAGTATTTTTAATCCCATAGGTCCACAAAACCATTCTGCTAAACATATCGCAGAAATTAAAGGGGTTTTTCCATTTTTCCTAGCTACTAAAAATATTACATCTTGATATAGTCTTACTAATCTTCCTATCTCTTCATCATAAATTTTGAATGAGTATATAGCTTCAATAAAGGCTTTTTGATAGAGAATTAAAATAAATGGTTTCCCTGCAAATGGAGCTTCACTATGTTTACATTTTTCTTCTATGAACTTTATTCTTTTATGTGCATCTTCAAAATCTATTGTTATATCAGGATCATCAAAGTGAGTTAACAAAATATCTAATTGCTGCATTAATTCATGCCCAATAATTATTTCTCCACTTTTGCATTTCTCAATATATTGAATTAGCCATGAATATTGACCATTACAAGTACAATCAATTACATTAGGCATTTAACATCATTCCTTTATTCCTCAATTTTACTATTGATATTCATCCATATCGTCGTCATCATCATCAATTTTCTTCTGAAGAACATTGCTAAGTGTTTTCATGACAATAGAATAACTATTAAGGTTCTGTCTATATTCTTTTGCTACTGGCAAAGGTTTCTGTAAACTTTTATCATCTGGATGATACTTAATCATCCCAGTTTTATCTATGATCTGCTTTAAATCGTAATTTTCTGCATATAAAAAAGCTGCATCATGGATTAATCCCTCGACCAGCTCTCTGTTAGTTTCCTCAACATCTTTGAATATTTCATTTAATTTATTTAGTTCTTTATTGTAGGCCTCTTTCTTGGTCATTCTCTCACCTTCTCCTAATAGCTCGTTTTACTTTAAGTTTTTTCAAAAATTTTCAACCAATTTTCAAAATTTTAGCCGTGTGTGGAAATTGTGTCTACTCCTCGGTTTCCTAAAACCTCGGAATTTTTTCAAGGTGGGGGGTTACGAATATTTTTCGAACCAATCATCAATATATTTTTCCCATTCAGATGTCACATATTGCCTACTCACATCTGCCCCTAATCTTGCATAACATTCTTCTTTACTTACATCTAAATATACTAGCTCTGCCCCTAGTTCTTCAGCTAACCGTTCCCTCTTAAACTTATCTGCATACCCTCCAATTATCCAAGCATTGTACCACTTACCATGTCTAGTCTTTATGTTATCTAACAACAATGTTCTTATACTAATTACATTGGTTAATAAGTTATTAGGCTTATCATATGTTGGCTGCATGCTTATGGCCTCATATAGTCTATCCATATCTACTACTATATCTCCACGTTCCATGTTTGCTTTAACAAATGTCTTCTTACCACTTAAAGGTGGACCATATACAATATATATTTTTTTACCTGGTTTAAATCCAAACCTATGATGTTTTTTATCATGGCAACTATGACATATCAATTCAATGTTATCTGGATTTAAACTTATATTGTAATCATTGACATTTTCGGGTGTTAACTCTATCTTATGATGTGCATGTACATCTATAGGATTAGTTATTGGCTTGCCACAATGCTCACATATAACACCTTCACGTTCTTTGCTTCTCTCTAGTATTAAGTTAAGTCTAAATGTTATCCACTTAGTAGATGCATAGAATGTTTGTAGTATTGCATATCTAGCCATTAGATTTCACCATATATTTAAATGGTATACCACATAATATAAATGTTTGCTCTTCATATCGTTTTAAATATTCATTGCATAAATTATCATCAACAATTGTTTTTAATTGTTCCGATTTAATGTTAAATACTTTGTAAATATCATTCTCACCCATATCATCACCTACCAATTCTTTAATTTATCCATTTCCTTTTGGTGTTCAAATTTTTCTTTTTCTAGCTGTACCTTTTCCTTATTAACTTCTTTTCTATGCTGCAACTCAGGATTGTCTATCTGCACTCTTAATCTTTCAACTCTAAGCTTTTGTTCTTCTGTAACAGTATCCCAATTAGCATGGAGCATTTCATCATATTGTTTAATTAGTTTAGATAATGTATTTAGTCCTTTAGATTGTGTATTGATAAGATTAGCTTCTTTATCCCAAGCAAACTGTATCTCATACTCTTCGGAATTCATCTTATCCCCAGTAGATATCTTCTTTAGCTCTTTTGTAATATCATCTTTGTTTTTAACATGCATTATATCTTGCATATATATTACTCTAGCTTCTTGAAGACAAATACTTCTCCAGAGTTTTTCTAAAGGATCTTCTATATCTAGCTCCTCCATAATATTTTTAACTGCAAAAGGAATTCGGCTTGTATACTTACCATACTTAAAACTATTTACGTTATCTTTAGGTGCTCCTCCTTTGTTTCCAATTGCATTAGTATTTCCAAAAGGAGCGCCAATTTTATTTATTCTTTTCCCCCACTGGTCTTGAACTCTCCAACTGGTTATATTATTTATTTTTTCATTTAGTATTTGAGCTATTTCTTTTGATGTTATTTTCCCATCATGATCTTTAAATACTTCAAATGATTTATCCCTATTAGGGCTTCTTTGTCTACTCATAAACGACCTCCCAAAAATAAGATAATGAGCAAAATCTTATCGACTTTAAACTGTTCCAGTCAACTCAGTGCTTACAAAAATTGAATTGAGTTGTTTTCGGGCGATTCAATTCAATTATAATACAATGAACTGTATTTTTTTGTCATGAATTATTTACCAAATATCCTTAAAACATTGATTTCAAAAGCTTTTAGACACATTTTCAACTTATTTATGAATGTTCTATTTACTTAGGGAATCACACATTCATTTTTATTTTTTCCTTCTTTAATATGCTTTATTTTTTTAACCTTAAATGTTTATCAACCCAAAAATAAGGCATTCAAAAATACAAATAAAAAAAGAACCCCTCATAATCTTATTAGATTATTTAGTGTTTTGTCGCTTAATTCATCATAACTTTCTCTATCTAAACCTAAGTATGCTTTCGTTTCTTCTATGCTGCTATGGCCTAACATTTCCTTTATTTTTGTAATATTATAATCACTTTTTACATATAAAGAATAAGCATATGTTTTTCTCATTGAATGAGCTGTAATATTTCTAAGTCCAAATTCTTCCCCAGCTTTTCTTAATATTCTACTTACATGAG